CGTTCGGAAGTCATACTAAATTGTCACAGTTCCCAGGGTAGCTACTTCGTCGGCCCCTATAACCACGTCTGTAGCTGCTGTATTTACTAGTAAGTTGGTGTAGTTTGCCACGCCCTGCGTATTTATAAGTAGCGCGCCTACTTTTACATATGCTACAGGGCTTTCACTGAATATTAATTCTTTTAGGTAGGCTACTAAAGCCGCCTGGAAGTTCCCTTTTACTATATTAGGGTCCGCTGTACTGTCGTAGGTTACTGTAGCGGTTATATCTATAAGTTTATTTGTGGCAGCCATTACCGTTACGGCAGCCCCGCAGGGTGCCTTACCTTCGCCTAAGCCTTCGCTATTTGGGTCTATATATTCCTGTACTTCTGCTATTAGCAGGCTGCTAGCGGGCTGGCCTTCTGTGTCGGCTACTAATATTTTTACTGTACCGCCGCCGTTCCATATTGGCAGTATCATAACTTTACCTACGCCGGTAACTTCCTGCGCCCAGCGGGTGTAGTCATACTTATTGCCGCCTGTGTCCGGGTTATTTACTTTAAAGCTGTAGCGGTCCCATACGTCGGCGTCGCTTTCCTGGTCTGTTCCTGGTATAACGGTGCCTGTGTCTACTATAGACTGTATACCTGGTATAGTAGGCTGTAACATTAACGGGCTACCTGTAGGTATATTTCCTATTCTTCCAGCTGTGGTACAGGTCACAGTTAACGTTAAGGCCCCCGTAGCTATAAAGCTAGTAAAAGGGTCTGTAGTGTACTGTAGCGGGTTCCCGTTGCTGTCTAGTATAACCTGGCTTAATGTATAGCCTTTTGGTATAATTACGCCGGTTTCTGCTGTTATAGTAAGGCTTCGCTTGTTAGGCGTTGCCTGCTTACGGCTTAGGCCTACTTCTGCTAGTTTTGCGTCCAGGTAGTCGCCTTCCGCATACTGGGCAAAAGCGTTTTGTAGTATAAAATCCTGGCTAGCTTCCAGCTGTTTTATTTCGGGCGGGTCCGTCGCCACAGCGTCATACATAAAGTCGCCGGGCTCCTTACGCCATTCTTCGCCTAGTCTTCCGGTTATTCTACTGCGTATTATACTTTCTGCTTCTTCAAACTTTGGTATAAATGTAGGTCTAGTAGCCATTAATAGCCACCCCCTCTACGTTAATTTTGGTATCAAAAATTGTATTAATTGTAAAACTTGACAAGTAGCCGCCTAAAGCTAACTTCTGTATGGCTATGTCGTTTACGTCTTCTATCCACGGGTCATATATTATAGCGTCTTTAATTGCCCTTTTTACCTCACTTATACGGGTGGCTTCCGTAAGGTTCTTACGTAGCAGTACGTCTATACTATCAGTACCGTATTTATGGTCTAATTCCGGGTCTTCTGTATCTGCGTATATCAAATATATACCCCGCTCGGTACCTTCTGCTTTTATTATTATTTCTAGTAGGGCTTTGTCGCCTGTAGCTGTTACTACGTTGCCCTGGGTATCGACTTCGAATTCCCCGACGTCATAGTTAAATACAGGGGTTTTCTTTTCGCTTTCCTCCATACTTACACCCCCTTAGTATTTCTGTAAAATCACATACTTTATTTTATTAGCGGACCAGGTAGCAGCGATACTTACTACGTCGCCCGCCGTTAAAGCAGGTTCCACAGGTACTACTACGTCGCTGCCGCTATAAGTTTTACCTATTCCAGCTATTGTAAAGCTGCTAGGTCCTGCCATAGTTGCCAGGGTTACGCTGCCACCGTTAATATTTTTCAGCAGCCCCCACCTTTGGCCTACGTCCTGCCCTATAAGTGGGTAAGCTAGCAGCCGGTCCCCTACTTTAAGCGGGTATAAGCTTACTGGTATTTCGAATATTTCCAGGCCCAGCGCTAACTTAGTGCCTTCAAACACTAAAGTAATAGCTGCGGGGTCTGTGGTGCTTACCTTAACTACTTTTAAGCCGTTAGACTGCTGCGGCCCCTTAAGTAAGTTAAGAAGGTCTACGCTTCTATCGCCTGCCATTCTATACCCCCTTTATAGGCCGTACGTGTCTATGGCCTTCTTCACTTCTGCGCTATATGCCTGCTGCACGCCTGCGCCGGCTTTAGTCTTAGGCTTCGCTACTACTGTGGTTTTCTTAGTTGCTGTAGTTGTCGTAGTTTTTACCGTCGTCTTGTCGGCTGCTGGGTTCTTTGTAGCGTCTTCGTACTGTATAGCTGGTATGTCTGCGGCTTCTTGTATATCGAAGCCCAGCGTAACCAGGTTATCACTTTGGAAGGTCTGCACTATATTTCTAATATGGTACGCGCCTATAAGCCCTGTATACTTTTCTTCCACATAGATAACGTCGCCGGTAAAAAACTGCGGCATAACGCGGTTAGGGTTTATTCCCGTCGCCCTCATAGTGGTATTAATTTTAGAAAGTTCTTTAAGTAGTCGCTGGGCTGTTTGCTCCATAGTGGCCGCCCCGTCTTTGTCTATTTCTTCGAAGTGGACCATAGGACCCCACCAGTTAGCGCCTACACTGTCTATCTTAGTTACCGTTTTACCTGTTTCCCTGTTAACTAACCTTACTATGGTACAGGTGTCTTCTATGCTTTCTTCATACTCGGCGCTTTCCAGGTTTATACCTACTTGAAAAGCCCATATTTTAGCCGGAAGCACGTTCTTAAATAAGTGTATACCGTCGCTTCCGTCGTCGGGTCTATACCTGTACCAGTATTTTACGCCGTTCGCCTTATACGTCCTGGCTACTAAGTCTGTGGCTACCTTGTCCGCTTCTGCGCCCTGGTAGTATAAAGCTGCGAATACCGCCCCAGTATTTGCTAAGCTATACACTTTTACCCCGGACCTTCCCGCTAGAATTTTAAAGCCCTGGGTAGCTGTTATATTTTTAAAGTACCAGTCGTCGGGGTTCTTACTCATAAAATAAAGTGGGTCATATGCTAGGTAGCTTATGGACCCGTCCGACTTGTACCCGCGTTTCATCAAAAACCCAAAAAACCAGCGTTTCCCCCCGTACCATAATTCTATAGGCTGCCCTAAATAATTTATAAGCCCGGCTGCCTGCTGCACGCTTATTTCTAGCGTCCTGCATACTGCGCCTAGCTGGTCCGTTATTACAGGCGGGCCAGCTAGTATAGGCCGTAAGCTTTGGTTATTTATTCTTACGTCTATCATGGAATTATAAATACCTGCCCTGGGTATATTAAGTTAGGGTTTTTTATTTTAGCCTTATTAGCGTTATATATGGTATGCCAGTCCTTTACGCCTACCTTCTTAGCTATCTTTATTAAGTAGTCGCCAGGTATTACTTTATAGGTTTTAACTGCTGGCTTTTTGGGTACCGCTGGCCTAGCTGCTGGGGTTTTATTTGCTTTCTTTTTAATTGCGTCGCCTATCGGTATTTGTATAGGGCGTAGTATTCTTAATTCTGTAAGGCTTAAGCTATAACTTATGTCGCCTTCGAAGCCTGTGTAGGTCCAGTTACAGCTTTTTAAATACATGGCTTTATTAATTCCCGCAGCTGGTATTATAAGCTGTAGGGAAGTTCCGGCGTCTTTCCAGGCACTAAGAATATTTTTATACTCTAGTGGCGTCTTTAAGTCGCTATAACTACAATAGCCAGCGTCATACCTGGCAGGAAAGAAGCTTTCCCAGCTAGCAGCCTTTAAGTCTGACCCGTTAGGGAAGTCTACGGCTCCTAGCTGTATAATAGTTACGGAATTCGCCGTAGCGTCGCCGTCCATGTAATTAATAGCTGTAGGAATAACAGGTATTCTTAAGTAGCTGCCTGTCGTATTATCCTTTATGGTTATATCTACTATAATATCGTTTATCATAATAACGCCCCCAGGTCTGCGTTAGCTGCTATGTCGCTAGCGCCGCTTAGCTTCTCATATAACCCGTTTAAAATTTCGTCTATAAGCGTCTTAGGGTCTTTATTACCTACGTCGTGAAGTTCTATTTTGTCTATAAGTTTGGCTATATTTATAGTTTTTGTGCTACCTGCCTGTGCTACCCTTCCAGCAGGGTTAGCCATTTCTATAGACTTACTATTAGAGTATATTTTACTGCCGCTAGGTGGTTCTAGTAGTTCGGGGCCTTTTTCTCCTACCCATGTAAGCCCGCCACGGAAGTTATTAGTACCGTTAGCGTTTTTATCGGGCACGGTTCCACGAAGCTTAGGGTTCCCTTGATTAACAGATTGCTTTGTTTTTGTATAAGCCGAAGCTGCGGGCGTTTTAGGGTTTCCGTCTTTGTACGTAGTCGTTACGGTCGC